ACCGCCATGCCGTGCCCAGCGCACTACTGGCGGCATACCTGTGGCAGAAATTGACCAGGATGGTAATATCATAAAGAAATACTCTCATGCCAGACATGCAGAGATTGATATTTTCGGCGACTACAAGCGCAGAATATCATGCGCTCTTCGTCACGGAGGAACTGTTTACGGACATAAATTCATAAAGCTATGAGAGAAAAGAAAAAAGTTGTGACCTTATGTTCCGGCTATGACTCACAGTGCATGGCCTTGGACGAGTTGAAAAAGCGTCATCCCGATTTCGATTACGAACTGGTGGCATGGTCGGAAATAGACAAGTATGCCATCCAGATGCACAATCTTGTTTACCCCGAGTATGCCGACCGCAATCTGGGCGACATGACGAAGATAGACTGGCAACCGATTAAGGATAAATATGGAGAGATAGACCTGCTTACTTATTCCACTCCTTGCCAGAGCATTTCGCAGGCTGGCATGCAACATGGCTTTGCCGAAGGTAGCGGCACACGCTCTTCTATATTGTGGTCCACGGAAGAAGCCATCCGTGTGCTTCGCCCGAAATTTCTGTTGCAGGAAAACGTAAAGGCGATAATCAGCGGCCGACCCGACTTTTACAGAAAAGGCAAAGACGGAGAAATGACCGAAACCTTTTGGTCGCTCATTTGCAAATGGATGAAGAGAGTGGAATCATACGGATATACAAACACATGGAGCATTATAAACTCCAAGAACATGGGAGTGCCGCAAAATCGCGAACGCTTCTTTCTTCTCTCTCAGCGCGAGGATGTCGCCATTGATTACCAATGGCCCAAATCAAAGCCTCTCACCACCCGACTGGAGGACGTGCTCGAAGAGGAAGTGTCCGACCGCTATTTTCTAAAAGACGATGCCGTTAGCAAGTTCCTCAAGGCCAACGACTCCGACAATGCCCTATTCATGCAGTTTGATTTGCCACCGACACACGAGGCAGCAATGTTCCTCAAGACGTGGCTTACGCTTCGGATGAACGCTCTCAACGGATGGGAGAGGGAGTTGGACGAACTGCGCGATTGTATCGAGAACGAGCGAGATGTATTGAACAGTGACTTCGCAAGTTTTAGCGAGTATCATACATTTCCTTGCGAAGGCTTCGAGGAATTGTTCAAGGAGAATATGGAGAGAAAAAAAGATGCGAACTGACAACCCACCAGACCGTGTAATCCGCATCATAGCTGATATGATTGGGGGGGGTAGGTTGCTCACCTGCCCGGCCTCGATGTTCAGTGCAGAACGTTTCAACGGAGCATTTCACGGCATAGCAATAACCATCATGTCGCGCACCGATTGCAGCGACGTATTCTTTGTAGCAGTAGAATTATGAACAACCCTCTCCCCATCGTCCTCGGCTCCTACAGTCCCTCGCAGAACGGCATCGTCGTATCGCCTTACGGCATAGCGCTGTGCATTGCTGGAGGGGGTAAGGGTCACGATGTGGATAAACCGAAAGTATTGATTGAGTATGATTGAAGCATCTGTTCTCGTCCACTACCGCACGGAAGAGGCAAAAGCCTTTCGGCGCATACATGGCGACCGTGGAGGGTGCAAATACGGAGATAAGTATCACGTCCCCAGTCCTAACCCGTGGTGTAACTCAATAACAACAGTAACAAAAGACAACCTTTTATGCGTAACCTTTATCTGATACACGAAGCTCGAACAGAACACGCAAAGGCTATGCGTCGCGAAACTGGTACCAACGATTTTCGTGACAAGGTATGGCATTTGCGCCAAGGGAAATTTGGGCAATGTATAGGTACGTCCCTCACCACAGATAATCTTATCACAATATGTTACGAGTAATAATAGTACAAACAATAAACAAAAAGAACTATGAGTCTTTACGCAGAAAAAATAATAATCAGAGACCACGAAAGCAACAAAGATATTGATGTAGCTTTCGGACACAACACTATTTGCGACTGTGTTACTATCCGCCGAGGAGAAGAAACTGTCTGCTTGTCGGGAGATGAGTTTAATGCCCTCGCAGTGTTGATGGTTCGCGACTTCGTATCGAGAGAAAATATTGAAAATGCAATAGAGTTAGATAGTACAGATAAAAAGAATCCATATCGTATATTCACAGCACGAACTGTGAATGATGAAAAATGGGCTGAGTATGATTGAATTTCTCATAGTAGCCTTTCGAGGGCGCGATCCCGACAAACCTTCCGACCGAAAGCATCCGTCAAATGGACGCTTCTGTCAAAGAATGGAGATAAATGGGGGTGGTACAACCAATGCGCTCACCTCGGTAGGAAAAGACAATATGGTATTGATAGCGTATGATTGATAAGTATTACATAGGCTGGGTGCGCTCCGGCAAAGATGACAAGGG